CTTCATCGGGACGCCGAAGGGTCGCAACCACTTCTACGATCTGTGGATCGAGGCGGGCGGGGAGGGGGCGTACCGCGGCCCGGGCACGGGGGTGAAGGCGGATGGCGCCCGGCCCGATCCGCTCGAATGGGGCGCGTTTCACTACACGTCGCTCGACAATCCATTCCTCGACCCGGCGGAGATCGAGAACGCGCGGCGCACGATGTCAACTTCGTCGTTCCGGCAGGAGTTTTTGGCGAGCTTCGAGACTGGCGCGGCGGACTCGTTCAAGGAAGAGTGGTTCAAGTACAGCGCCGAGGAGCCGAAGGACGCCGCTGGCAAAGTGGTCCCGGGCGACTGGTATGTTACCGTGGACTTGTCGGGCTTCGCGGAAGTGCAGAAGGCCGTCGGCTACCGTCAGAAGCGCCTGGACAAGACGGCGATCACGGTCGTGAAGATTCTGGATGACGAGCGCTGGTGGGTGCGCGACCTGTACCTCGGAAGGTGGGGGGTAGAGGAAACCGCGCGGCGTATCGTCGACGCGGTCGAGAGCTGCCGCACGATGAACCTCGGGATCGAGAAGGGCGCGCTGTATCAAGCGGTGGCGCCGTACCTGAAGGCCGAGGCGGCGAAGCGCAAGCCCCCGATCATGCTGGCCGTCGAGCCGCTCTCGCATGAGAACAGATCGAAGATTGAGCGGATCGGCTGGGCGCTTCAAGGGCGGATGGAGCACGGGAAGATCATCTTCCGCCCGAGCGCGGAGATGAAGGAAGTGAAGGACCAGTTCCTGAATTTTCCGTCGGCGCTGGTGCATGACGACGCGCCCGATGCGCTCGCGTACATCGCGCAGTTGGCGGAGGGGCGCGTGTTTTCGCAGTTCGCAGAAGTGGCGGACAACAATTATTGGGAGCCAGCGGACTCGCTGGTCGGCCTTTAGCCTTGAGGTATAGATGACAACCATCGACGTGAAATCCGGCAAGATCACCGACAGCGCGAAAGTGCTGCCGGATGACCGCGACTCGCAAACGCCCGCGATCGACCTCTCGAGGCCGCGCGACGAGCTGGACGAGTTGAAGGAATGGGTCATCACGCGCGTCAAGATGTGGCGCGAGCATCGCCGCGGCAACTACGAGCACCTTTGGGACACCTACGAGCGCCTCTGGCGCGGCCTGTGGACGCCGGAAGACAAGAGCCGGAAATCCGAGCGCTCGATGCTGGTGACGCCGGGCCTGGGCGAGGCGGTCGAGAACATCGTTGCCGAGGTGGAAGAGGCGCTTTTCGGCCGCGGCGACTCGTTCGACCTCAAAGCGAAGTTCGACGCGAGCGAAGACGCGAAGCAGATCACCGACGACAACAAGACGAAGCTCAAAGAAGACCTCGGGAACGCCGATTTCAACTCGAACGTCGGCGAGGCGCTCATCAACGGGGCGGTGTACGGCTCCGGAATCGGCGAAATCATCGTCGAGAAGTTCATGCTGCGCGAGATTTCGGCTTCCGTGGCCGCCGCGTACCCGCCGGCGCCGGATCTGACTGACCCACTGGCGCAGATGCCCGATTTGGGTAGCCAAATACCCGATTTGGGTATGCCGACCCCCGAAATTGGACCGATGTCCCCCGATATGGGCCCGGCGCCGATGGAAATGGCCGCGCCGGGGATGGAATGGCCGGCGAACGCGCTTGCGCAGCCTGCGCAGCCCCTCCTGGCGCCCACAATGCAGCCCGGAGTGGGCTCCGCGCCGACCGAAGCGACTGTAATCGAGCGCGAGGTGAGTTACGCCTGCATGTACAGCGTGAATCCGCGCAATTTCCTCATCGACCCGACTGCGCGCACGATCGACAAGGCGCTCGGTGTCGGAATCGAGGAGTACGTGGGCTCGCACATCGTCCGCAAGGGCCAGAAAGACGGCGACTACCGGACGGTCGACGTCGGCACGAGCGCCGGCGACACCGAACTTGGCGCCGACCGTCAGATCGAGAACGAATACACGTTCGACAAGGTCCACGTCATCCGCTATTACGGCCTCGTGCCGAAGCATCTGCTCTTCCCGCCGAGCCAGACCGTTGATTTGACCGGGCCGGCGGACGCGGGCGAGGCGATGGGGCTCGCTCTGCGCAAGGCGGAGAGCGTCGCCGAGGAAGTTGTCGACATCGCGGACATGAACGATGACGGCTCGATGAAATCGAGCGAGCCGATTGACTCCGATATGGTCGAGGCGATCGTCGTCATCGCGAACGAGTCGGTCTGCCTGAAGGCGATCGAGAACCCGTACTTGATGAAGGACCGCCCGGTTGTGGCGTTCCCGTGGGACGTGGTGCCGGGCCGCTTCTGGGGCCGCGGCGTGTGCGAGAAGGGGATGGTGCCGCAGCGCGTGATGGACGCCGAGATGCGCGCCCGGATCGACGCCTTGGCCTACATTTCCGCGCCGATGATTGCGATGGACGCTTCGCGCCTGCCGCGAGGCTTTCAGCTCACGGTGCGTCCGGGCAAGTCGATTCTGACGAACGGCGACCCGAACACGATTCTGCGGCCGATGCACTTCGGCCAACTCGAGCAGTCGACGTTCAACCACACGCAGCAGCTCGACCAGATGATCCAGCGGGCGACGGGGTCGCTCGACGTGATCTCGCTCGCTTCGCGCGCCGGCGGCGACGCGCGCTCGGGGTCGACATCCATGATGCTCTCGGGCATCGTGAAGCGCCACAAGCGCACGCTGATGGGCTTCATCGACCGCTTCTACGTGCCGTCGCTGCGCAAGATCCTGTGGCGCAACATGCAGTTCTACCCGGAGCGCTACACGCCGCGGAACTGGAACTTCATCGCGTCCTCGACGATGGGGATCATCCAGCGCGAATACGAGACGCAGAACCTCGTGCAGCTCCTGAACACGATGGAGCCGCAGAGCCCCGAGTACAAGATGCTGCTGATGGGCGTGGTGTCGAACACCGGCCTCACGCACCGGCGCGAGATCATCGACATGCTGAAGCAGTCGATCGAGATGGCGCAGCAGGCGCAGCAGATGCAGCAGGGCGCGGCGGTGGACCCGCAGATGCAGGCCCTGCAGTCGCAGCTCGGCCAGTTGCAGGTTCAACTGCAAATCGCTGAGGCGCAGGCGAAGATCGGCGAGTTGCAGGCGCGCGCAAATCTCCAGAACATCAAGGCGCGTAACGCCGAATTGGAGCCGGGCTTCCGCCAGATGGAGATCGCCACCAAGGGCATCTACCAGGTGCAGGCCGACCAGCAGGACCGCGCGTTCAAGCAGCGTATGGCGATGACGGACGCACTGCTGCGCAAGCAAGACATCGACTCGAACGAGCGCATCGTGCGGACGCAGACGCAGGCGTCGATCGCGAGCGAGGCCATCAAGGCGCGCGGGGCGGCTGTGGCGGCCCGGGCGAAAGCGGCTCCGGCACCGGCTGCGCCGCCGATGCGTGTGCCGATTCCGGTGCCCGTACCTGTGCGCCCGCAGCCGCAGTTCATTGGGCGGGGCGCGCGCCTATTGGCGTAAGTAATCGAATACGGGGGTCAACGGACGCGCGCGATTCGCTCCCGTGCGCTGCCGAAGTGGGGTAAAGCCCACGCCCCCGACCTACAACGCGAGCGAGAGGAGCGGCTATGACGACGAAAACGCTGAACGACAAGAGCCTGCAGGAGCACTACGACCAGACGTTCGCCATGTACGGCACGCGCGGTTGGGCGCGGCTGCAGGAGCAGTTGGCCGAGATGATCGGGCTCAACAACTCGGTCGCGGGCATCGAAACGGTTGAGCAGCTCTGGTTCCGTAAAGGCGAGCTGGCCCAGATGCTCTGGCTGCAGACGCACCAGGCGACGCACGAGGCGGCCTACAACGAGATGCTCGCGCAGCAAGACGGCGGCGAGGCGGAGGCTACGACCGGCGGCGTCGCGCGGGTGATCGACCCCGACACGGACTACATGAAGTGAGCATCCGCGTCTGGGATTTCCGGTGCGTCGCTGGACACGTCAGCGAGCACTTCGTCGAGAAGGAGACGTGCGCGGTGCGGTGCCCGGAGTGCGACCAGCTCGCGCTGCGGCAGGTAGCGGCACCGCGATCGAAGCTCGAACCCTTCACCGGCGCGTTTCCCGGCGCGGCGGATAAGTGGGTTCGGGATCGCGAGGATCACATGCGCAAGGAGCGCCGCTGCTTGGATAACCACGGGACAGAGCAATAGGCGTTAAGTCGTTTAATGCCCAACATTCTAGGCAACCGGCCCTTTACGGGGCAGCCGGCTGCTGATACCACGCCCCTTTACGAGCGAGAGGAAAAGCACCATGGCAACTGCAAAAATTCTACCGTCGTCCAACCGCGAAGTCCTCGAGGACGGGGACGCGGCAATTCTGCCGGAGCCGCAAGTCGAAGACGGCGAAGAGTTCGTTGAGCTGGACAAGCCGGAGCCTGCGGCACCGGTAGCGGAACCGAAGCCCGCTGCCGCCAAACCCGCACCGGCGGCGAAACCCGCGGTAGTGGCGGCACCCGCAGCCGCGGCCGAGGCCGACGATGTCCCGGCCGAGCTGAAAGGCAAGACGCCCGCGGAGTTGGCGAAGATGTACCGCGAGGCGCAATCGCTGATCGGGCGCCAAGGCAGCGAGCTGGGTGATCTGCGCCGGCGCGCGGACCAGTTCATCCATGCGAACCTCGCCGCGATGGCGAAGGCGAAGGAAGCTCCGGCTGCCGCGCCGGCTGCGGCAGCGGCGCCCGCGCAGATGGACGAGGCCGAGTTCTTCAGGGCCCCGCGGGAAGCGATTGCCAAGGCCATCGAGTCGAGCCCCGTCATCAAGCAGATTCGGGAGACGCTCGGCAAGGCAGCGGAAGAGACGGCGATTTCCAGGGCGACGGCCGCGACGGAGCGTTTCAATGGCGCGCACCCGGACGCGGGCGCGATCCTGCAAGACCCCGAGTTTCGCCAGTGGGTGCAGGCGTCGCGCGTGCGCACCGATCTGCTGCGCCGGGCGCACCAGCACTACGACTTCGACGCAGGCGACGAGGTGTTCGGCACCTGGAAGGCGCTGAAGGGCGTCGGGAAGCCGGCTGCGGCGGCAGCGGCTCCGGCCGAGGCGGACGCGGCTGCGGCGGCTGCGGCGGCGAGCGCGGCAGGCGCGGCCCTGGCGAAGCGCAAGCGCGACATCGCGGCAGCGGCTGTGCCGTCGGGTGGCGGCGCCGGCGGCGCGAAAGACGGTGGCAGCAAGAAGATTTTCCGCCGGGCGGACGTGCTGAAGCTC